GGTGACCCCATGAAAATTGCCTACGGCAACAGCCGGATGGACAAGCGTTGGAAAAACAAGGACATCCCCTGGGATGCGCTCAAGAATACCGTGCGCACGACCAAGCGCACAACGGAAACGGTTGCCGAGTTCCGCAAAATGAGCAAGGCGCAACAGGACGCCATTAAGGATATCGGCGGATTCGTAGGCGGAGAACTGCGAGAAGGCAAGCGCCGAAACGGATATGTAGCCTGCCGCTCCCTGCTTACACTTGACATGGATTATGCGCAACTGGGGATTTGGGATCAGATCGAAGCCCTCCATGACTGGGCGTGCTGCCTGTATTCCACCCATAAGCACACGCCGGAAGCGCCACGCCTGCGACTGCTCATCCCGCTCAAACGTGAGGTCACGGAGGACGAGTATCCGGCATTGGGACGCATGGTCGCCAAGGAGATCGGCATCGATCTGTTTGACGATACTACCTATGAACCATCCCGGCTCATGTACTGGCCATCCACCTCCGCCGACGGGGAGTTCGTGTATCAGGAGCAGGACGGGGATTGGCTAGACCCCGACGCCTATTTAGCCAGATACGCCGATTGGCGGGACGTGACGTTGTGGCAGACCTCCAAGCGCCAGTCGGAAGTGATCCGGCACAGTTTGAAGCAACAAAAGGATCCACTGGCCAAGGACGGCGTTGTTGGCGCCTTCTGCCGCGCGTATCCGATCGAGGAAGCGATTGCTGCTTTCCTGCCCGATGTGTACGAGCCGTCGGCAATGGAGGGACGCTATGACTACATCCCGGCTCAGTCCAGCGCGGGCGTTGTGGTGTACGACGGTAAGTTCACCTATTCCCACCACGCCACCGACCCCGCCTGCGGCAAACTGCTCAACGCATTTGATCTCGTAAGGGCGCATAAATTCGGTGATTCCGACGATAAGGCTTCGTTCAAGGCGATGTGCGAGCTTGCGGTATCTTTGGACAAGGTAAAAATCCAGATCGATGAGGAGCGAAAAAGCGAAGTGGCTGCTGACTTTGCCACCGAAGGAAAAGACTGGCGAACGCTGCTCAAGTATCAGCCCAAAAGTCGCGTGCTGGAAAACAGCGTCTGGAACGAAATGCTGATCTTAAGCAACGATCCCGATTTCGCGGGATTTGCCTATAACGAGCTTGCGAACCGGGTACAGGTTATTGGCGCCACGCCTTGGGAACGCCCGGTGGATAACCGGTTCTGGCGCGATGCCGATACTGCGCAGATGAAAGCGCTTCTGGATGTTCGCTATGTCAGCTTCAGCAGCCGAAACCACGATGTGTGCTTTACCAAGGCTGCGGATGACCGGCGCTTTCACCCAATTCGTGATTACCTTGGTTCACTGCCGCCCTGGGACGGGCAACCGCGCGTAGAAACGCTGTTCAGCCGCTGTTTGCAAGCAGACGACACCCCATATATCCGCGCGATCAGCAGAAAGACTTTCGCGGCGGCGGTCGCCCGAATTTACCATCCCGGCATTAAGTTCGACTGCGTGCCCGTATTCGATGGCGCGCAGGGCATTGGGAAAAGCACACTGTTCAAAGATCTCGTCGGTGACGAGTTCTATTCGGAAACGCTGTCGCTGACCGATATGGATGACAAGTCCGGCGCGGAGAAGCTGCAGGGCTTTTGGGTGGTTGAAATCGGCGAACTGGCCGGAATGAAAAAAGCCGACATCGAAAAGGTTAAAGCATTCCTCTCCACCTCAGATGATAAATACCGCCCTAGCTATGGCAAGGTGGTCGAAAGCCACCCGCGCCAGTGTATCATCATCGCCACGGTCAACGGCGAACGCGGCTATCTGCGCGACATCACCGGCAATCGGCGCTTCTGGGTTGTCAAATGCCATCAGGCGGAGCAGGTGAAGCGGTGGCGCTTTACCCCAGCGGAGCGCGATCAGATCTGGGCGGAAGCAAAAACAATCTGGGAAAGCGGTGAAAAGCTGTACCTCGAGGGCGATATGATCCCTGCCGCCGAGGCTGCCCAACGCGATGCCATGGAGATGGATGAGCGCCAGGGCATGGTCGAGGACTTCCTTGATATGATGCTGCCTGATGGTTGGGATGCTATGGGCACCTATGAACGCCGGAATTACTTCACAGATCGCAATCAGGACACAACACTGCCCAAAGGCGTAACACGTCGACTGACCGTCAGTAACGCTGAAATCTGGTGTGAGTGTTTCGGCAAGCATCCGGCAGAAATCAAAGCATCCGACAGCTACGCAATCGCGGCGCTGATGGCACAGGTGGTCGGTTGGGAGCGTACACAAGAGCGGAAAAGCACGCCACTATACGGCAGGCAGCGTCTGTACAGGCGAGTATGAGCAAAGAAGTGGGACGGACGGGACAGGATTTCCCCTTATATTCAAAATGGATAAAAGAGATACAGAAAGCAAATCCCGAACGCGAACGCGCGCGTAGTAAATATAAGGGTTGGCCTGTCCATTCGTCCCGCTCGTCCACTGGTTTTGGAGGGTACTATGCAAGAGAAAAACGTTGAACAGCAACTGGTTCGGGCTGTTAAGGCGATGGGCGGCTTTTCCCCCAAGCTGGTCAGCCCCGGTTCGGATGGAATGCCTGACCGGCTTGTCCTGTTTCCCGGCGGTAAATTGGCCTTTGTTGAAACGAAAGCGCCCGGTAGGCAAATGCGGCCTCTGCAGGTACGGAGGGAAAGGCAGCTGGAGGCGCTGGGGTTTCGGGTGTACTGCGTTGACAGGCCAGAACAGATCGGAGGTGTGCTGGATGAAATTCGTTCCTCATGAGTATCAGACCTACGCGACCGATTTCATACTGACCCACCCGACATCCGCTATCCTGCTTGATATGGGTTTAGGGAAGAGTGTTATCACACTGAGCGCAGTGTTTGATCTGTGTCTGGATCGCTTTGAAATCGGCAAAACGTTGATTATCGCGCCTCTGCGAGTAGCGAGGGACACATGGCCGGCAGAAATCATGAAATGGGATCATCTACGGGGCTTGACCTACTCTGTGGCAGTCGGCACCGAAGCTGAACGGAAAGCGGCGCTTCGGCAGAGAGTTGATCTGCACATCATCAACCGGGAAAACGTACAGTGGCTGGTTGAGGAGAGCGGCCTTCGCTTTGACTACGACATGGTGGTGATCGACGAGCTTTCCTCGTTCAAGTCCCATCAGGCGAAGCGCTTTCGGAGCCTGATGCGCGTACGCCCAAGTGTAAAGCGCATCGTAGGGTTGACAGGTACTCCGTCCAGCAACGGCCTGATGGATCTCTGGGTAGAATTCCGGCTGCTGGATATGGGCAAACGACTGGGACGGTTTATCACCCACTACCGTGATGAGTTCTTCACCCCGGATAAGCGAAGCCAGCAGCAGGTGTTCTCCTACAAACCCAAGCCCGGCGCGGAGGAGGAAATCTATCAGCGCATCAGTGATATCACGATCTCGATGCGAAGCACCGATTACCTGGATATGCCGGGATGCGTCATGAACGAGGTGACAGTTACGCTCTCACCCGCTGAGCGTAAGGTTTACGAGCAATTGAAGCGCGACCTCGTGATTGCGCTTATGAGCGAAGAGATCGACGCGGTGAACGCCGCTGCCCTCTCGGGCAAGCTCTGCCAAATGGCCAACGGAGCCGTATATGGCGATGGCAAAGAAACGATCGGTTTCCATGACCGCAAACTGGACGCGTTGGAGGATCTGATCGAAGCCGCCAATGGCAAACCACTGCTGGTCGCGTACTGGTACAAGCACGATTTGGAACGGATCCGGAATCGGTTTGCAGTTCGCGAGATTAAAACGTCTAGGGACATCACCGATTGGAACGCTGGAAAGATTGCGGTAGCGGCCATTCACCCGGCATCTGCCGGGCATGGGCTGAACCTCCAAACCGGCGGATCCACCCTCGTTTGGTTTGGGCTGACATGGAGCTTGGAGCTATACCAGCAAACCAACGCACGCCTCTGGCGGCAAGGCCAGACAGCGGATACGGTGGTGATCCACTATATCATCGCCAAGGATACCATCGACGAACAGATCATGGCCGCTCTCGGCAGGAAGGACAAAATACAATCCGCGCTGATCGACGCAGTCAGAGCGAATTTGGAGGTGTGAATATGACGGCAAAAGACTATCTCGGTCAGGCATACAAGCTTGACCAGCGGATCAACAGCAAGCTACAACAGGTGGACAGCCTGCGATCACTGACACAGAAGGTTACAGCATCTTATGGCGGAGAGGTCGTGTCTCATACACGAAACGTGTCCTCCCTTGAGGATGCTATCATCCGCTTAATGGAAGTAGAGCAGGAATTGAACCAGCAGATTGACAAACTGGTCAGTCTAAAAATGGATATTTCCAGGTGCGTTGACCTCGTTAAAAACGATGGCTTCCGTTTGATCTTAGAAAAGAGGTATCTATGTTTCCAACAATGGGATCATATTGCATCAGATATGCACTACAGTCGCCGTTGGGTTTTGAACAAACATGACCGCGCCGTTGAAGTGGTCGAAAAGATTTTGGCAGAACGAGAGGTAATAGCATGAGCTATCATGAGGCAAAGGAGGACAGCATCACCTATAAGCAGATGGAAAAGGGCGGGACAGCTTATTACCCGCCCTGCCGTTTCTGCGGAGCGCCGGTTCTTAGCTGGTCCTATCTACGCAATATTAAATACGCTTGTCCTGCTTGCCGGCAAGAAGCTGTATCGCAGGTGCGCGCCGAGGAGAAGGAGAAGGAAATTCCTGTCAAAGAACAGAAATTGGTAAATGCGATCAAACGCATATCCAAGGTTTCTAATGTGTCTCTTTACGAAGATGCCATTGTGTACGTTCGAAACCACATCAACAAGGCAGGATGGTTTCAAAGCACAGAGGAGATCATGGTCGCATTGGAACTCATCAAGTGCGGCATCACAGCTCATCATCAGGTTAAAGTCTTTGAATACACTGTAGATTTCGTGTTGCCAGATCTCCACGTTGTTTTGGAAATTGATGGTATGCCATACCATGGGAAGGATAGACAAAAGTATCAGCAGATCCGTGATGAGGCAATTGCCTGGAAGCTTGGTCAAGGCTGGGAAGTAATTCGCATCAATACTGATAACATCAACACGAACGTGACAAAATTGCTGCCGGGTATAATGGCTGTTCTGACCCGAAGGCGCAAGCATTAGTTGTGCACGAAAGTGCACATGAATTCACTTGTGTGCGAGGGAAAAAACTGGTACACTCATGGTGTCGAAATATACGCACAAAGCCTCGCAGAGCGCTGCGGGGCTTTTGCTTTACCCGAAAAATGATGCTTGCTTCTTGCCAATACAGTGAAAAACGGGGCGCCGCAGAGAGATCTGCAGGCGCTCTTTTCTATGACCACGGAGGTGCTCGCATGCCCAGCCGACCCAAGCGTCCCTGTTCCCACCCCGGCTGTCCCCGGCTCACCAACGGTCGGTTCTGTGAGGAGCATGCCAAGCAGGAAGCCCAGCGGTACGAACGCTACCAGCGTGACCCTGCTGTGAAGAAACGTTACGGCCGGGCGTGGCAACGGGTCCGTGACCACTTCATCGCTGCCCACCCGCTGTGTCAGCGGTGCAAGGAGCGTGGCAAGATCACCCCCGCGCAGGAGGTGCACCACATCGTCTCTCTGTCCCAAGGCGGTACGCATGATGAAACGAATCTCATGGCGCTTTGCACCTCCTGCCACTCCGAGATCACCGCCAGAGAGGGCGGTCGTTGGGGCCGGTAGGGGGGTATTTTACCTCTACGACTATTTGTTCGCTGAACGGCCTGGGGGTCACGCGCACAAAAACCAAGGTTCAAAGACCCTATTAACCCACGCGGGAAAGGAGGTGCAGCTCATGGCCAAGGATGGCACCAACCGGGGCGGTCGACGCGTACGCGCGGGTGACAAACCCACACCGCTGGCAGAGAAAATCACCGCAGGCAGAGCGGCTAAGGTGCTGGAAACGCCTGACCTCAAGCCTGCAACGGCGCTGGCCGGTACGCTGCTCCCTTCACCTGCTGTCCTGACCGGCACAGATATGCCGGAGCCCAGCGAGTACCTCCGCGCCAACCAGAAGGACGGCAAACCGCTCGGCGCCGACGCCCTGTTCATCGAGACTTGGCGGTGGCTCAAAGAGCGCGCCTGTGACCAGTTCATCAGCCCTAGGCTGGTGGAAGCCTACGCACAGGCGTTCGCCCGCTACATCCAGTGCGAGGAAGCGATCAGCGCCTATGGCCTGCTGGGCAGACACCCCACAACGGGTGGCGCGATCGCCAGCCCGTTTGTGCAGATGAGCCAGTCATTCCAGAAGCAGGCTAACCTTCTGTGGTATGAGATTTTTGATGTGGTCAAGCAAAACTGCACCATCGCCTTTGCGGGCAACCCGCAGGACGATATCATGGAAGCCCTGCTCACAGGCAGAAAGGCAAAACGATGAACACAACCGAGCGTTTTGAGAAAGTCAGTATCGACAGGCTCATCCCATATGCCCGCAACGCCCGCACGCACAGCAAGGAGCAGATCAAGCAACTGCGCGCCAGCCTCCGGGAATTTGGCTTCGTCAATCCGTGCATCATTGACAAGGATTACAACATCATCGCCGGACATGGGCGCGTCATGGCAGCCAAGGAAGAAGGAATCCAGTCCATCCCCTGCGTCTTTGCCGAGCACCTGACCGACGCGCAGAAGCGTGCTTATATCCTCGCTGACAACCGTTTGGCGCTCAACGCCGGTTGGGACGATGAAATGCTTTCCGTAGAGCTGTCCGACCTGCAGGCCAACGCCTTTGATCTCACCCTGGTGGGTTTCAGCGACGCGGAGATGAACAAACTCATGGGCGGCATGGAAAACGCCAAGGATGACGATTTCGATGTGGACGCGGAACACCAAAAACCCACGCTCTCCAAACCCGGCGATCTGTGGCTGTTGGGGAACCATCGGCTAGTCTGCGGCGACAGCACCAAGCCTGAAACGTACGCCCTGCTCATGGAGGGAAAGGCAGCCAACCTTGCGGTTACGGACCCGCCGTACAATGTCAACTACGAGGGTGCCGCCGGGAAAATCAAGAACGATCATATGGCTGGGGATGCTTTCTATCAATTCCTGCTGGATGCCTTTACCCAGATGGAGAAGGTCATGGCGCAGGATGCCAGCATTTATGTGTTCCATGCAGACACCGAGGGGCTCAATTTTCGTAAAGCCTTTACGGAAGCGGGATTCTACCTTTCGGGCACGTGTATCTGGAAAAAGCAGAGCCTCGTGTTGGGTCGCTCGCCCTACCAATGGCAGCATGAGCCGGTACTGTTTGGCTGGAAGAAATCAGGCAAGCACGCCTGGTTCTCCGACCGGAAGCAATCCACCATCTGGGAGTTTGACAAGCCCCGCAAGAATGGCGACCATCCCACAATGAAGCCAATCCCACTTCTGGCTTACCCGATCGTCAATTCGTCTATGACAGGCTGCGTTATACTGGATCCGTTTGGGGGCAGCGGTTCAACGCTCATCGCCTGTGAACAGACCAGGCGCGTATGCCGCATGGCCGAACTGGACGAAAAGTTCTGCGACGTGATCGTTCGCCGCTTCATCCAGCAAGTAGGCACAGACAAGGACGTGTACCTCTCCCGCGAGGGGCAGATGATTCCCTTCTCCGCTGTGGAGGTGGCCGCCGTTGGATAACCTTCTCACCCTGGGTTCCCTGTTTGACGGCTCCGGCGGGTTTCCGCTCGGAGCCGTTTTCAGTGGTATCCTGCCACTCTGGGCGAGCGAGATTGAGCCTTTCCCTATTCGCGTGACCACCAAACGGTTGCCGTGGATGCGGCATCTTGGGGACATCCACAGCGTAAGCGGCGCGGAGATAGAGCCTGTGGACATCATCACCTTCGGTTCCCCCTGCACGGATATGTCGGTCGCTGGGAAACGCGCCGGGCTGGAGGGCAAGCAATCCGTACTTTTCTACGAAGCCATCCGGATCATCCGGGAGATGAGGAACACTACGCATGGAAAATACCCACGGTTTATCGTCTGGGAAAACGTGCCCGGCGCATTTTCCTCAAACAAGGGCGAGGACTTCTGCGCCGTCCTTACCGCCATCGTCCAAACCGCCGAGCCGGAAGCTGAGGTGCCTGCGCCTGATAAAAAAGGTTGGCCTTACGCAGACGTTCTGCTGGGAAACGGATGGAGTGTGGCGTACCGCACTGTCGACGCGCAATACTTCGGTGTCGCCCAACGTCGTCGCCGTATCTACCTTGTCGCAGATTTTGGAAGCGAGCGCGCCGGCGAGGTTCTATTTGAGCGCGAAGGCGTGTCAAGGGATTTTGCGCCGGGCTTCCCTGAGGGGAAAGTGGCTGCCCGATATCCTTCGAGTAGCGCTGGAACAGCAGTCGCTTTCGAACCTGGAGCGGCCTCCCGCTTAGGCGGGCATTGCTGGACGGAGTACGCCGGAACGTTGCGCGCTGACGCGGGGGACAACCAGACGGCGGTCGTGATTGATCATATTCCTGTTGCCTACGGTATCGGGTCTATGGATTCCGAGGGCATGAAATCCCAAAACCCCCTCGTTGGTTTCTACGAAGCGCAGACCGCAAGAACGATTGACCAGAGCGGCGGCAACCCAAATTGTAATCAAGGTGGAATCGCCATCTGTACGCAAACCCACGTTTTGGCAAGCGGTAATGAGTTGGACGCGTACACAATGACCACCGGCGAATTCACGCAGGTTTACCGCGAGCAATCCCCTTGCCTGCAGGCGAGGGACTACAAAGACCCGCCGGTCGTGGGCAGGGAGCGCTATACCATTCGCAGACTCACTCCTGCGGAGTGCGCAAGGTTACAGGGTTTTCCGGACGGTTGGTGTGAAGGGCTGGAAACGCTTGTTCCCGCAGAGGACGAAATCGCATGGTGGGCAAATGTATTTAAAACGCACCGACGGATCATGGGAACCTCGGAGAAGCCAAAGAGCCGGAAGCAGATCCTCAAATGGTTGAAGCATCCTTACTCCGATGCCGCCGAGTACAAGCTCTGGGGCAACGGCGTCGCGCTGCCCTGTGTGTGTTATGTGCTGCGCGGGATCATGGAAACCGTACAAACCGAACAATCAGGATATTGTCCAGTCTGATATTTTTCACCGAAACATCTCATAAAACGCTTGCTATATAAGGCTTTCAGAGCGAATATGTGCATGCTGAACGGCAACGCTGATCAGCAGAATACCATTAAGGAGACGATCGCATGGAAGTCAGGTACAACGTGAGCGGAGAACGCCGCAAAGAACTCATCAGCGCGATGGCGGACCTTCTGGAAGCTAAGCCCCGGTACAACGGCGCCCCCTCGTTCGGCTACACAGTCGGGGATTACCTGGTAGACAAGCAGGGCATGGTGAGCTTTTCCGATTTCACGGACAGTGAGGAGGTCGAGATACTGCTGAAAGGTCTCGCGGAACGGGGGTTCGAGTGCGAGGCGGCTTTGCTGGAGGAAAGCGAATCAGTGGAGCAGGTAACTGTTCAAGTTGAAGATACCGCGCATGAACCAGACGCCTCTCAACCCATCGCAACCCAAGAGCCTTCCGCCCACCCAGACGGGTACGCACTTACGATTGAGATTCCGCTGACGGGCTTTACGCCAGACAAACTGGATAACCTGACCCGTCTGGTCAACGCCAAAGCGCCGCTTATCTGTATGGCCTTGGGGGTTGACGACCTGCCGATCCAGATCCAAGATGACCGGATTGCCTTCCCGTGGTTCCCCGCTGTCGATCCGAAGGCAAGCGATTACAGCGACCGGATGGCCGCCTACCGCATCTTCATCACGCTGCTGTGCCAGACCGCCCTGAACAAGACGCGGGTCAACGCGAAGGAGCGGGAAACGGACAACCCCAAGTTCGCCATGCGGGTCTGGCTCATCTCACTGGGCATGGTTGGCGCGGAATACAAAACGGTGCGAAAGGTTTTGCTCCGCAACCTTTCCGGTAACAGCGCCTTCAAAAATGGAACGCCAAAGAAGGTCGACTCGAATGATTGACTTCCCGCCCATTGAGGCGGTTGCGTCGCTCTGCAACCGCCTCCCGCCCGGCACACGGGTCGAGTTGATTTGGATCCTTGACCCAACCTCGCCGCTGAAGCCAGGCGATCTGGGAACGATTCAGTTCGTCGGAAGCATTGGGACGGTGTTCTGCCGCTGGGATCGAGGCGTTGAGAAGGGCATCCTCTGGGGTACGGGCGAGGTTCGCAAGATCGGCGACTAGGAATAGCCGTGCACCTGTAATCTACACAAATTCACCGCCGATTTCTCTACACGTCGAAACCCTTATTCTGCTTGCTATTGAGGCCGTTCAGAGCGAATATGTACATGCTGAACGGCAAGGCCGGACGGCAGAATAGGAAGGAGGATGGCGACATGGAATTTCGGGTGCTTATGAACGAGGATGGCAAGGCGGTGGAGGCGGGCAGCGTTTCCGCCCCTAACTGAGAAACGGCGAAAGCTTTTCTGATCTCGGAAGGTTTCCGCGAAGTGGATTTTACCTTAAGCAAGGAAAACGACTGAGGAGGATGGCACGATGTGGACGGAAGGCACGATGGACGGTTATGAATACTGGGTCAAGCACTACGAGGAAGGTTCCTCCTACGGGATCGACGGCGGACGGATTTCCAAGCTCTCGATCCGGAAGAACGACAGTGAGCTTTACAGCTACGAACGGGGACTGGATTTTGACCACCTCGACACGGACGGCAAAGCGGTGTACGCAAAGCTACTAAAGATGTTCAACTGACAATGAAACCAACAGGGATAGCCCCGCAAGGGGCTACTTCCCGTAGTCATAGATCGGTTTCGATCCGCCACACAGCGGTCGGAGCCCTTTTCATTCCGCGCAGAGGAGGCCGCGATGTGCGAAAGCTTCACCGGTATAGCCCGACGCTCTTCAAGGCCAGGGACAGCGTATACAGCAAGGCCGCCGCCGATTATGCCGTGTCCTTTATCGAGGCGCTTGCTCACACGAAAGGCAGTTGGGCGGGCAAGCCCTTTGAACTGATTGACTGGCAGGAACAGATCATCCGCGATGTGTTTGGAATCCTGAAACCCAACGGATACAGGCAGTTCAACACCGCCTATGTGGAAATCCCAAAAAAGATGGGCAAGAGCGAGCTTGCTGCCGCTATCGCCCTGCTGCTCACCTGCGGCGACGGCGAGGAACGCGCCGAGGTGTACGGCTGCGCCGCTGACCGGCAGCAGGCGTCCATTGTGTTCGAGGTAGCCGCCGATATGGTACGGATGTGTCCAGCGCTCTCCAAACGGGTCAAAATCCTTGCGTCTACCAAGCGGATCATCTATCTGCCCACCAACAGCTTCTATCAAGTGCTGTCAGCTGAAGCCTACTCAAAGCACGGTTTCAACATCCATGGCGTGGTCTTTGACGAACTGCATACCCAGCCCAACCGCAAGCTCTTTGACGTCATGACCAAGGGTTCCGGCGACGCGCGCACACAGCCGCTCTACTTCCTGATCACCACAGCGGGCACGGACACGCAGAGCATCTGCTACGAAACCCATCAGAAGGCGTTGGATATCCTCGAAGGCCGAAAACACGACCCCACATTCTACCCGGTGATTTACGGCGCCAAGGAAGAGGACGATTGGACTGATCCCAAGGTTTGGAAGAAAGCCAATCCCTCGCTGGGCATCACGGTGTCCATCGACAAGGTGAAGGACGCATGCGAGAGCGCTAAGCAGAATCCCGCCGAGGAGAACAGTTTTCGCCAGCTGCGTCTCAACCAGTGGGTCAAGCAAGCGGTGCGCTGGATGCCCATGGCCAAGTGGGACGCCTGCGCATTTTCTGTCGATCAGGAAAGGATTTCCGGCCGCGTCTGTTACGGCGGGCTAGACCTGTCCAGCACAACTGACGTGACTGCCTTTGTGCTGGTGTTTCCGCCGGAGGATGCAGATGGCAAGTACGAAGTGCTACCTTTCTTCTGGATCCCCGAGGAGAACATCGACCTGCGCGTGCGCCGCGATCATGTGCCCTACGACCTCTGGGAAAAGCAGGGCTTCCTCATGACCACGGAAGGTAATGTGGTGCATTACGGATTCATCGAAAAGTTCATCGAGGAGCTGGGTAAGCGATACAACATCCGGGAGATCGCCTTTGACCGCTGGGGTGCTGTGCAGATGGTGCAGAACCTTGAAGGGCTGGGCTTTACAGTCGTTCCCTTCGGGCAGGGTTTCAAGGATATGTCGCCCCCGACGAAGGAACTCATGAAACTGGCGTTGGAACAGAAGCTCGCCCATGGCGGACATCCGGTGCTGCGGTGGATGATGGACAACATCTTCGTCCGTACCGACCCTGCGGGAAACATCAAGCCAGACAAGGAGAAGTCTACGGAGAAGATCGACGGCGCTGTGGCGACAATCATGGCATTGGATCGCGCGATACGGTGCGGGGGCGGCAGTCATGAGAGCATTTATTCGGAGAGAGGCTTGCTGATTCTATAATTGTAAGGAAGTGGTATATATGATAAAATACCCATATACGTAAATCCGAGCTTATCAGAATTTATCAGGAGGAAAACATGAGAAGACTGAATTGGCTTATTGGTCAATATACTCACCTTGTACGACAGCATGAACTCCAGCTTGCTTACAGGGGAATACTTGAGTATCTCGGAAAATTGCGAGCAGCATTCATGAAAGACTACCCAGAGTTCGATGTGAGCAATATATATCAGGGTTATATGGATATGTCCTATTTTTCTGTAAGCACGAAATTTATGAAAGACAAGGGCCTAAAAGTTGCACTTGTCTACGAGCACGAGAAGGGGCATTTTGAGGTATGGCTTTCTGCCCGCAACAGGGAAATATCAAAGCGGTTAGAATCGGAGTTCGCCGTACTGAATCTGAATGGTATTGCGGTTTTTCATGACGCTGGCAATCAGGATGCAATTATCGAATGCACCTTGGTATCTGAGCCGGATTTCGACGATCAGGTTGTGTTAACAGATACTATCTGTCAGGGTACAAAGGCGTTCATTGACGCAATTTGCGAGCTTCTTGCAGCGTAACTCGAAATCCGCGACTTTACAAGAGCAATCGTAAGATTGCATTTTTTATGTGCAGAAACGGAGATGTGTCTATGAAAACTCCCTTTCGTAATTTGTTTCATTCTCGCGACAAGCCCCAAAACCGCGTGGGGAGCGCGTTTTCCTTTCTCTTTGGCGGTACGACTGCCGGGATGACGGTCAACGAGCGCACCGCCATGCAGACCACGTCGGTTTACGCGTGTGTGCGCATCCTCTCGGAAGCGATCGCCAGCCTGCCGCTGCATGTGTACCGCCATCGGGTGGATGACGGCAAAGAGCGATTCACGCAGCATCCGCTGTACAATCTGCTTCACAACGAGCCGAATCCTGAGATGACGTCCTTCGTGTTCCGGGAAACCCTCATGAGCCATCTTTTGCTCTGGGGCAACGCCTACGCGCAGATTATCCGAAACGGCAGAGGTCAGCCTGTCGCGCTTTACCCGCTGCTCCCCAGCAAGGTGGACGTGAGTCGTGCGCCAAACGGGCAGTTGCTTTATACCTATTACCAGGATACGGACGAAAGTGGACTGAAACCCAAGGGCGGATATGTCACGCTCTGTAGGGACGAAGTGCTGCATATCCCCGGTCTGGGGTTCGATGGGCTTGTCGGCTACAGCCCGATCGCCATGGCGAAGAACGCTATCGGTATGGCGCTGGCTACCGAGGAATATGGCGCGCGTTTCTTTGCCAATGGCGCCAACCCAGGCGGGGTGCTTGAGCATCCCGGCGTCATCAAGGACGTGCAACGGGTCAAAGACAGCTGGAACGCAGCCTATCAGGGAAGCGGAAACGCCCATCGGGTGGCGGTGCTGGAAGAGGGCATGAAGTTTCAAGCCATCGGTATCCCGCCAGAGCAAGCCCAGTTTTTGGAAACACGCAAGTTCCAGATTGACGAGATTGCCCGCATCTTTCGCGTGCCGCCCCACATGGTCGGAGACCTAGAAAAATCGTCATTCTCAAACATCGAGCAGCAGTCCCTGGAATTCGTCAAATACACGCTCGACCCCTGGGTGGTGCGATGGGAACAGTCGCTATGCCAGGCGTTGCTGCTGCCCTCCGAAAAGAGAGAACTCTTTATCCGCTTCAACTTGGATGGTTTGCTGCGCGGCGATTACGCCAGTCGCATGACGGGTTACGCAACGGGCAGGCAAAACGGTTGGCTCTCCGCCAACGATATTCGGGAATTGGAGGACATGAACCGCATCCCTGCTGCCGGGGGCGGTGACCTGTTCCTCATCAACGGGAACATGACCAAGTTGGCAGATGCTGGCGCGTTCGCGGGCACGGCAAGCCCCGCAAAGAAATCCACACAACGCAAGCAAGAGGAGGAACCCAATGAAAAGCAAGGTTTTCTGGAACTGGGTACGGGATGAAACCGAACCCGAATCCCGTACGCTCTACCTTAACGGTACCATTGCGGAAGAAAGCTGGTTTTCGGATGAGGTAACGCCCGCAGTTTTCAAGTCCGATCTGCTTTCCGGCAGTGGGCCGATCACGGTTTGGATCAATAGTCCGGGCGGCGATTGCGTTGCTGCGGCGCAGATATACAACATGCTCATGGACTATCCCCACGATGTAACTGTCAAAATCGACGGTATCGCCGCAAGTGCGGCTTCCGTCATCGCCATGGCGGGTACCCGCGTGCTCATGTCTCCGACATCGCTGCTCATGATCCACAACCCTCTCACGGTGGCCATGGGCGACACCGAGGAAATGCGCAAAGCCATCCAGCTGCTGGATGAAGTGAAGGAGTCGATCATCAACGCGTATGAGATCAAAACAGGGTTGTCCCGCACGAAGCTTTCCAACCTTATGGATTCGGAAACATGGATGAACGCCAACAAGGCGATGGAGTTGGGTTTCTGCGACGAGATCATGTTCCGGCCGGAAACGCACGCGGAACTGATGGAGGATAGCTTCACCTTCTCTCGCCGAGCGGTCACCAATTCGCTGCTGGACAAGCTACGCGCAAGGATTCCCAAGCCGCCCGCACAACAGGAACCACCCATGACGAAAGCGTCAGACCTCGACAAGAGGCTGGCGCTTTTAAAGTTTTAGGAGTCAGGCTTCACCCCTCTCCTTCGGCATACAGTCAGCTTCTGAAAAATCTCTGCACATAACGGATTACATATGGAGGTATTAGCATGAATCAAATCCTTACTCTGCGCGAAAAACGCGCCAAAGCGTGGGACACTGCCAAGGCGTTTCTGGATACAAAGCGAGGCAACGACGGCCTGCTTGGCGCTGAGGATGTCGCCACCTATGAAAAGATGGAGACCGACGTCGTCAGCCTCGGCAAGGAAATCGACCGGCTGGAACGCCAGTCCGCCATCGACGCGGAGCTGTCCCGCGCGACGGCGCTGCCCATCACGAACAACCCCGCCAAGGCTATGGAAGAGAAAACCGGCCGGGCGTCATCCGAGTACCGACGCGCGTTTTGGAACGCGATGCGCACTCAGAAACCCAAGTACGAGGTGCTGGACGCGCTGCAGATCGGCACGGATTCTGAAGGCGGTTATCTCGTACCCGACGAGTTTGAAAAGCAGCTCATTCAGGGTTTGGAGGAACAGAACCTCTTCCGAACGCTCGCCAGTGTGGTCAATACCGGTTCCGGCGACCGGAAAATCCCGGTAGTTGCCACCAAGGGCACGGCTGCCTGGATTGAGGAGGAGGCTGCCTTCCCCGAGAGCGACGACTCCTTTGCGCAGGTAACGATCGGAGCGCATAAGCTGGCTACCATGCTCAAGGTGAGCGAGGAGCTGCTCAACGATTCCGTTTTCAATGTGGAAAGCTATATCGCCTCGGAATTCGCCCGCCGCATCGGCGCCAAGGAAGAGGAAGCGTTCTTCACCGGCGACGGCGTTGGCAAGCCTGTCGGCGTGCTCGCAGAGACCGGTGGCGCGCAGCTGGGTGTAACGGCCGCCTCCGCCACGGCGCTTACCGCCGACGAGATCATGGATCTGTTCTACGCGCTCAAGTCGCCCTACCGCAAAAAGGCGGTCTTCCTCATGAACGACCTGACCGTCAAAGCGCTTCGCAAGCTCAAGGACGCGAGCGGTCAATACCTGTGGCAACCCTCGCTGACCGCGGGCACGCCGGATACGCTTCTCAACCGACCCGTGTATACCTCGGGCTATGTACCTATCATTGCCGCGGGCAACAGGACGGTCGCATTCGGCGATTTCAGCTATTACTGGGTCGCGGACCGTCAGGGGCGCTCCTTCAAGCGCCTCAACGAGTTGTTTGCCGCGACGGGTCAGGTTGGCTTCATCGCCTCCCAGCGCGTGGACGGCAAGCTCATTCTGCCCGAAGCGATCAAGGTGCTGCAACAGAAGGCATCGTAAAGGAGTGGCGGCATGAGCATCGTGGATACGCTTTTGCCCAAGGTGAAAGCGAACCTCATTCTGGAACACGGCGCGGATGACGATCTCCTCATGGGTCTCATCCGCGCCGCCGTTTCCTATGCGGAGAGCTATCAGCATTTGCCCGCAGGTACCTATTTAGAAATGGCCGCCGAAGGCGAATCGGGTGAAGCGTCACGCTTCCCGCCTACCACCGAACAGGCCGTGATCATGCTGTCGAGCCATTTCTACGAAAGCCGGGATGGCTCGACAGCGGGCTTCTTCGCGGACAGCGTGCAGGCGGGACAGCAGGTGTGGAATACGGTCAATCTGCTGTTGCGGCTGGATCGGAACTGGAGGGTGTGACGATGAGCTTTGGAAAGATGAACACACTGATCGATATCATCCAGACTGCGCCTGTAAAGGATGCGGAAGGCTTTGTGGCAAGCGGTGATACCATTCTGGCAACCGTTCGCGCATACCGGGAAGAGAAGCACGGCAACGAGAGCTGGGCGAACCGCGCCGCCTTCTCCACAGCCAGCGCGTTGTTCCGGTTTCGCAAGCATCCAACGTTCACGATCACAACCGATATGACGCTGGTCTGTGACACGGGTCGTTACCGAATCCTCAGCGTGGAGGATGTGCGCGGGCGCGGCCTGTATGTCGAGGTTCTGGCTGAAAAGCTGGAATCGACGGTGAGGTGATCCTGATGGCAAAGGCGATTGTCAAAATGCCTGAAGAATTTCTCTTGAAAATCAGCCGATTGGAAAGCAAAACGGACGATATCGTGCCCAAGGTGCTCGAAACCGGTGGCAATGTGGTTCTCCAGAAGGTGAAAAGCAATCTGCAGGCGGTAATCGGCAAGGGTACGAAGCGCCGCTCCAAGAGCACGGGCGAATTGCTCCGCTCGATTGGCTTATCCAAGGCCAGACAGGATCGCAACGGGGATCACAACGTCAAGGTGGGATTCGCCGAACCGCGCAGCAACGGCGGCAGCAACGCCAAGCTGGCAAACATTCTGGAGTATGGAAAGCATGGCCAACCCGCGCGGCCTTTCCTGAAACCAGCCAAATCAGCGTCGAAAAAAGCCTGCGAGGAGGCCATGATCGCCAAGCTGGAGGAGGAATTGCGGCAGATATGAGTTTGCTTTCGGATATGAATACCCTGCTGGACGCTCTCCATATTCCGGTCGAGACGGGTGTTTTCACCGGGAAAGCCCCTGAAACCTATGTGGTCATCACACCGCTGACGGATACATTTGCCCTGTACGCCGGGGATCGTCCCCAATATGAGGTTCAGGAAGCGCGAATGTCGCTATTTTCTCAAAACAACTACCGTCCTCCTAAGCGACAGATCGAAGAAGCGTTGCTGGAAGCAGGCATAACCATCACCGACAGGCGCTACATTGGGCATGAGGATGATACGGGATATCACCACTTCGCCATCGACGCGGCAAAACACTACATATTGGAGGAATGAACATTGGCAACGATTGGTCTTGACCGGCTGTATTACGCAAAGATCACCGAAGCCTCGGACGGCGAGGAAACCTACGGCGTGCCCGCTCCGTTGGCAAAGGCCATGAAGGCGGAACTGTCCATTGAGCTTGCGGAGGCCGTACTTTTTGCGGATGATGGGGCCGCCGAGGTGATTAAGGATTTCAAATCAGGCACCCTCTCGCTGGGCGTGGACGATATCGGCGTCGCCACGGCGCGCGACCTGACCGGCGCGGTGGCAGATGACAATGGCGTGCTTATTTCCGCGAGCGAAAATGCTGGTGCGCCTGTGGCCGTTGGCTTCCGCGCGCTGAAGCCGGATGGAAAGTATCGCTACTTCTGGCTTTTCAAAGTGAAGTTCGGCATTCCCGCCACCAACCTGCAAACCAAAGGCGAATCCATCACCTTCTCTACCCCGACGATCGAGGGTACGGTGCTAAGGCGCAACAAGCTGGACGGTCTGGGGAAGCATCCTTGGAAGGCCGAAGTGACGGAGGGCGCTGCAGGGGTGTCAACCTCCACAGTCACGGGCTGGTTTGGCCAGGTCTATGAGCCGGTATACACGCTCTCCGGCGGCGAATAACACTTTTCAGGAGGAATTGAGTTATGGATATGGAACGCAGCGCCACCATTGTGATTGGCGGCCAACCCTATGAACTGATCCTCACTACCCGCGCTACTAAGGAAATCGCCCGTCGTTATGGTGGGCTGGAAAATCTCGGTGAGAAGCTCATGAAGTCGGAGAACTTCGAAATGGCGTTGGATGAAGTGGTATGGCTTCTGACTTTGCTGGCCAACCAGTCCATTCTGGTGCACAACCTCAAAAACCGGGAAGCGCCGGAACCCCTGCTGACGGAGGACGAGGTCGAGCTGCTCACCTCTCCGCTGGATCTGGCTGCTTATAAGGAAGCGATCACCGAGGCCATGTTCCGGGGCACAAAGCGCAATATCGAGAGCGAAGAGGATAACGCAAAAAACGTGGCAGTCGGGTAACGGACGAGGAGGTCTTTACCCGACTTTACTATTTTGCCACAGTGCCGATGGGCATGCGCGCGGAAGACTTCTGGCTCTTGCCCATCGGGCTGTTCTTTGATCTGTGGTGTTGCCATAAGCAGTTTTTGGGTCTTGAAAAGCCAAAGAAATACTGGACGATTGATGATCTTATTCCTCCGGGGATTTGATGGGAGGTGACGGCATGGGACAGGATAATTTCGGCCTGAAAATTGGGGTTGAGGGTGAACGCGAGTTTCGACAGGCGCTCAGCGATATCAACCAGACTTTCAAGGTGCTGGGCAGTGAAATGGCGCTCGCGACCAGCCAGTTCGAAAAGAACGACAAGTCCATCCAAGCCGTCACCTCCCGAAATGCCGTCCTCAACAAAGAAATCGATGCTCAGAAAGAAAAGATCGCTACTTTGAAAGCCGCGCTGGATAACGCGGCTTCTTCTTTTGGCGAAAATGACCGCCGCACCCAGAACTGGCAGATCCAGCTCAACAAGGCGCAGGCTGAACTCAATGGCATGGAGCGCGAGTTGGATGAGTCCGCCGAGGGCGCGGACGATCTGGGCGAGCAGATAACGGATTCCGGCGAAAACGCCGAAAAGGCTGGGGGCAAGTTCGAAAAGCTCGGCAGTATCTTAAGCGGCATCGGAAAGGCAATGGGTACGGTGGCTGCCGCAGCCGGAGCCGCTGCCATCAAGCTGGGCAAGGAAGTCGTGCAGCAGTTTGGCGAGCTGGAACAAAACCTTGGCGGTTCGGAGGCGGTGTTTGGGAAATACGCCGAATCCATCCAGCGCACGGGCGAGGATGCATACAAGAACCTCGGCGTTTCCCAGAGCCAGTACCTCGCCACCGCCAATAAAATGGGCGCCTTGTTTCAGGGTTCGGGGGTTGAACAGCAGAAAAGTCTGGAACTAACTGAGAAGGCTATGCAGCGCGCCGCCGACATGGCGTCCGTCATGGGCATCGACATGCAGATGGCGCTGGATTCCGTCGCGGGCGCTGCCAAGGGCAACTTCACCATGATGGACAACCTCGGCGTGTCCATGAACGCCACAACGCTTGAGGCGTATGCCCTCGCCAAGGGTCTGGACTTCACCTGGGCGTCGGCCAGCAACTCGCAAAAAGCTGAACTGGCCATGCAGATGTTCTTTGAAAACACGGAACAGTACGCGGGTAACTTTACGCGGGAATCAACACAGACGATTTCCGGCTCGCTGGGGCTCATGAAGGCCGCGCTGGGTTCTTTCACGGCGGGTCTGGGCAATGCGAATGCCGATATGACCAACCTGACGCAGAATCTGGTGGACGCGTTTCAAGCGGTCGTGCAAAACATCGTTCCAGTGCTGGAGAATGTGGTGAGCGCTTTGCCGGTCGCAACAGGCGCTATCCTCACCGCGATCGGAGATCTGCTGCCAATGCTTCTGGAAACCGTCACCTCTCTGTTCACTCAGGTATTGGGAACGCTTTTGAGCCTGCTGCCGGAGCTGATCCCGGCTGCGGTGAGTGCGGTTATGACGATTACCGGCGCGCTGATTGAAAACCTCCCGCTCCTGGTTGCGGCGGCGGTGCAGTTGGTCACCGCGCTGGTGGGAGGGATCGGGGCTGCGCTGCCCACGCTCATTCCCGCCGCCGTAACTGCTATCACCACCATTGTGCAGGGCTTGCTGGAACAGTTGCCCCTCCTGCTGGACGCGGCGCTGCAACTGATACTCGGCCTTGCGCAAGGCTTGCTCAATGCCATCCCGCAGTTGATCGAAGCGCTGCCTGCCATCGTCGACGCGTTGGTCAACTTCCTGATTCAGGCTATCCCGCAGATCATTCAGGCTGGCATTAAGCTCCTGACCGCCTTAGTTACAGCTTTACCAACCATTATTGCAGCTATCGTTAAAGCGATCCCACAAATCATCAGCAGCATTATTAACGCGGTCATCACTGCCATCCCGCTCATCATCGACGCGGGCATCAAGCTGCTGGTCGCCCTGATCCAGGCACTGCCCCAGATCATCACCACGTTGATCACGGCGGTACCCCAAATCGTGGGCGCACTGACCGGTGCGTTCGCGGGAAACATCGACAAGATCATCCTCGCGGGCGTGCAGCTGTTTGTTGCCTTGATTCAGAACCTTCCGACCATCATCATCGAGATCGTGAAGGCTGTGCCGCAGATCGTCGCGGGGTTGGTAAACGGCTTTACGGCCTCCATCAGCCAGATCGCGAGCGTGGGCGGCAACCTGATCAAGGGTCTGTGGCAGGGCATCTCGGACGCAGGCGCGTGGCTTCGTGACAAAATCTCTGGCTTCTTTGGCGGCGTGGTGGACAGCATCAAAAACTTCTTTGGCATCCATTCGCCCTCGACGCTGTTTGCCGGGCTAGGGCGCAACATGGGCGAAGGCATTGGGGTCGGCTTCGAGGAAGCCATGGCCGGTGTTGCCAGGGACATGCAAAACGCGATCCCCACCAGCTTTGACATGAACGCCAGGGTGAGCGGATATGGCTCTGGTGCAGAAACCAGTGGAACCAACATTACCCAGAATATCTCGGTGGTATCGCCCAAGGCGCTCTCCGAAAAAGAGATTGCGCGCGAGTTCAAAAACCTGTCCCGCAAACTGGCACTCGAATATTAGGAGGTGTGGCGTTGGAACTGACTTATACAAACGCAAACGGCGAAAGTGTCACCCTCCGGCAAACCAGACCGTTTTTCCTGACACGGGTGGATGGCGCCGGCAAAGTGCGTCAGACCGTGAACACCTTCAAAGCGCCTGATCAGGATGGCGCCTTTTTCATCTCCTCCGCCATGGACATGCGCAACATCACGCTGGAAGGATCGGTCATCACGCCCACAATCGCGGAAACCTATGACCAGCGCAGACGTTTCCTGCGGGTGTTCACGCCCAAGTTACAAGGGACGCTCATCTACCGCAACCGACAGATCAAATGCGTCGTCGAGGAAGCGGGGTTTACCGCGTCTACCCGCGAACGCGCACCGAATTTCTTCATCAGCCTCCTGTGCCCGTCACCCTTCTTTGAAGCCTTGGAGGAGATACGGGAAGAACTGGCCATGTGGTCGACGCTGCTGTTCTTTCCACTGGAAGTGCAAAACACTGGGTTGGAATTCGGAGTCCGTCAGCCCAGTCAGATTATCACGGTAGACAACATCGGGGACGTCGCCTGCGGATGTCACATCATCTTTCGAGCGCTTGGCAGCGTGACCAACCCAGAGCTCATGAGCCTTGATACCGGGGACGTGATTCGCCTGAATACCATCATGGAATCCGGTGAAGAACTCCATGTGTACACGCACTTTGCCGGGAAAAAGGTGACGCGCGTGCTTGGGTCTGTGGAAAGCAACGCATTCTCCCTGCTGGATACCAGTTCTGTGTTCCTGCAGCTGGAGCCCCGACGCAATTTGCTTCGCTACAACGCCGCTGAAAACATGGATCTGCTTGAAGTGACCATCCTATATCGGCCCAAGTTTCTGGGGGTGTAGTGTGGAACTGTATGTGTATGGAAACACACGCCAGTTAATTGGCGTTGTGGAATCATTTGAATACTTAAGATGGACACGCCGATATTCCCAATGCGGAGTGTTTGAGCTCAAGGCTGTCGCGAGCCATGACAACATCACGCTGCTTACCCTCGGCAATCTCCTCTGGAAAAGCGACGATGAGGAAGTCGGGATTATTGAACACCTGGAAATGGCACAGGCGGACAAGGAAACGATCACCGTCAGCGGACGTTTTGCGACCAGTTTTCTGGCGCGGCGTATTGTCTGGGGCACAGAAACGCTCAGCGGGGATTTGTCCATCTGCACAGCGCAATTGGTGAACAACCATTTGATCTCACCAACAAACAGCAGTCGGCAAATTGCTGGGATTGCATTCACATCGCCTTTTCTTGGCATTTCGGTCAACACACAGGTGTCTTACAAAAACCTCTTGGATACCTTAACAGGACTTTGTGATGCTTCCGACAGAGGCATCAAGACAGTGTTTGACCCCTCGACAGGGATTCTTACGGTCACGCTCTATGCCGGTGCGACATCACAGGCAGTGTTTTCCCGCGAGTATGAGAACCTGACATCACAGATCTATACGCAAAGTGCTATGGATTATGCCAATACAGCGCTCGTTGGCGGAGAGGGTGAAGGTGCCTCGCGCGTGCTGGCTTCCATCGCTGAAAGTGCTGGTGAAGCCCGGCGTGAAGTGTTTGTCGATGCCAAAGACTTACGGCAGGAAGATTTCGGCACTGGGTATTCTGCCGCTCTCCTGTATCGCGGTCAAAACAAGCTGTCGGAGCTATCCATGGCACATTCCTTCGACACGGAGGTCAATCCACACGGAAACCTGCGCTACAAGGTCGATTTCGACCTAGGACAGACCGTGACGGTGCTCTCCAAAAAATGGAGTGTGACCCTATCAGCGCGCATCACAGAGATCGAAGAGAGCTACGACGCGAGCGGGCAAACCCTGAACATTGTGTTTGGCAAGGGGGCTCTATCCCTTCTCCAAAAACTAAAAGGTGGCTGAGATCATGGAAAAAAGCGGGTTCTTCAATTCTTCCGGCGGCGACCGGGTCTACAGCGCCACGGATTTCGCTGCTTACTTCGGCAAACTGGTCAGCAACGGGATCTTCTATGCCTCGGCTACCAATCTGTTGGTCACGCTGGGAAGCGGCATGGCGGTCAGTGTCGCTTCTGGGAGCGCGTGGATTAACGGGTACTCGTATGAAAACACAGATACGCTGACACTCAATCACGCCATGGCCAGCGGTGTGAACCCACGCATCGACCGGGTCGTCGTGCGCTTCAGCGCTGTGGAGCGCCGTATCTATTTAGCAGTGCTGACTGGAACGCCAGCAGAGATCCCAACGGCACCCGCCCTAACTCGTAGCAACGATACCTTTGAACTTGGGCTTGCGGACATTCTGGTGCCGAAAGGCGCTGTGACAGTCCTGGCGCTAAACATCACCGATACGCGCTTGAACACGACGCTCTGCGGATTGGTCAACTCGCTGGTGACCGCCGTGTATGAGTAAGGGGTGATCGGATGCCGTCGATTTCCTACTCGCTTAGCAGTTTTACCAAGACCAATACCGATATGCCGGCGGGAACCACCTTCACGGCAGCGGCATCCGGCGCGACCGTATCCGGGGCGTATATCACGTCCGGCACGCTATACCTGAGCAGTATCCGCACGTACTCCGGTGCTGGGTATCTTGATTTCTCGTTGGGATCGGGCACTGGCTCGACCGGTACCTTTTCCTCCAACAGTTCCACGCACTCGGAAACAGTAACGCTGACCGGATACAGTAACGCCCTGCTGACGGCAGGGAGTGGCACTGTATCGTTCACCCTGCGACGATCCTCCGGCTCCGGTAACATCCTGAACCTGCGCAGCGGCATCACCGGTACGCTGACGCTCAACTATGAGATCAACCCGACGGCATGTACGGCCCCCTCGGCCTGCTCTGTCAGCAGCACGCTTTCGGAAGACAACGTGACCCTCTCGTGGAGCGGGGCGGCTGGCGGTACCAACAACAGCATTTCCTCGTATGAAATCCAGTATAGCGAGTCCAGCGACAACGCCACCTGGGGGGCGTGGACGGCGCTAACGACCGTATCCACCGCCGCAACCAGCGGCAGCGTGTTGGTCGCACCCTCCTCCACTCGCGGGAACTACCGCCGCTTTCAGGTGCGCACGCGCGGCGCTGCTGGGGCGAGTTATTATTCCGGCTGGAAGGTGTCTACAAACTCGGTACGCCGGAACACGCAGCCGATTGCGCCCACCGCCGTCACCGCTACGCCTGCCGTGTACAGCACGGAGGCGATCTCCCTCACGTGGAGCGGGGCGGTCGGGGGCAGCAGCGCGATCAAGGGATTCACGATCGCTAGCCGTATCTCCACGGACAATGCCACATGGGGCTCGTGGTCAACGCTTACAACGCTGACGCAATCGGCAGGCAGCGGCACGTATACACCCACGGTAACGCGGGTCATTGGCACATATACCCAGTTTGGGATCACAACAATCGACGCGCTGGATGTCGCTTCTGATATAAAAGTCAGCGCCAGCATTCTGTGCTCCATCACCCCGTGCGGGCTGCCCACAGCGTTCTCGCTCGGTGCGACACTGACAGAAGGCGCAGTCACGCTGGCATGGAGTGGGGCGACCAATGGCGCTGGCAACACGATCACCGCATATGAGTTGCAGTACAGCGAATCCACAGATGGCTACACCTGGGGGGCCTGGACAGCGCTGACAATCGTGAGTAGCATCGCTACTAGCGGCAGCCTGAGTGTGAACCCCTCCGCCACAGCGGGGACGTACCGCCGGTTCCGGATTCGTATTCAGGGCGCGGCAGGTGAAACCTATTACTCTGGTTGGCTGGTGTCCAGCAACAGTGTCAGGCGTAACATCCCGCCAACTGCGCCGACGGTGTTTACGGCTTCGCCTGCGGTCTATGATTCGGGGTCAATCACCCTTGTTTGGAGCGGCATCTTGGCTGGTACGAGCACGATTAAGCAGGTGGTGATCCAGCAAGCGACATCTACAGATGGCGTGACCTGGGGCGCGTATGAGGCGCTCACGACGATCACGACCAGCGCGACATCTGGCACTTATGAAGCCACGCCACCCAGTGCTTCAGGCATGTCGACACGCTACCGCTTGAGTGTTACGGATACGCTTAACGCGATCTCCGCTTATGCGCTCAGCAACGTGGTGCGCAAGGTCAGCCCACCTACCGTGCCGGTGGTCACCGCACCTAAGGCTGCAAGTCAAACCTACGCCGCCACACCACGTTTTCTGATCACGACCGGCGCGAGGCTGGGCGGCGGCATGCAGAAGGTGTGCGTGAAGATCGGCACGGCTGATTGGGAGGATTCTGTTGCCGACCCGGAGCGGTTTTCTTCCTCTGGGCCTCTGGCCAACGGAGTACCGACGATCTATACACTTGCCTCACTTACGCCCGGCAACTATACCGTCACTTTCCGCAGCGTGGATAGCGGTTCGGAGGCGGTCAGCACTGAGGTGGTACGAAGCTTTACGGTGTTAGTCTCGCCCTTTGAGGGAATTGTGGCCAATGTGACTAAGGTCAAAGCATCGCACTTAAGGATCATCCGTACAGCCGTAAACAACATCCGCGATTTCTATGGTATGTCGGCGGTCAGCTGGTCGGAGGATGTGGTCGCAGGCAAGACAACCGTGAAGAACTGGCCGTTTCATGTGCTGGA